TTTAGAATATGCTGGTAATTAAAGATTTACACTCGGATATTTCTGATTAGTTTTGGTTGTTCTATGGTTATAAATACACATGTAAAAAGACTCGTATCCAAGTGCCAATGTTTTTTGTGGCAGTATGATAGATTTTAGATTAGTGCAATTCTTAAAGGCTTCTTCCGGTATGACATTGTCTTCATCTCCTTCTCCGTGAATATAAGAATCGAACATATCTACATATTCTAAAGATCCATTTTGCACCATATTCCTAAGTACAATAATATCTTCATTGTTAATGTTGCCAGTTAATGTAATGTCTGAAATATTATTGATTTCTGTATTAATCTTAGAGAAAAGAGTACCGGCTATTTCAAGATTTATAGTTCGTTTATTCTGTGCATTTGCAGAAATAAAAATAAATAGAAAAAATAGTGTTTTCTTCATTTTGTTTGTAATTAGTTTGTTTATTGTTTGATGATTTTTATAGGACCATTGCTGTACTCCTTTGTTACGCATCCTAATACCAGGTCTATATGTCTTATGGTTTCTTTAGGAATCCGGATAGGAGAATGAATCAATCTTCCGTCTGAATATGTACTTTCATTGCTACTGTACGCGAGAATGTAGTCTTCTCCTCCATCTTGAAGTCTTTTTGTTATCCTAAACTCTGTAGTCTCAATAGAATAATTGCGTCCCCATATTATCAATCTATTATCTTCTACTCGTTTTAATGCAAGGATACTACCACTTGGATACTCAATCATGCTATCTCCATAATGACGGATTGCTGCGGTTGCTTCTGGGAACCAGTCGCCGGCGTCTATCAATTCGGAAGGAGCTATGTGACCTGAATTATCTGCGACCATTGTGTTGACACCTCCAATGCTTGCAACGTCATCATAAAAAGGGATTCGTTTTTTTTCACGAAAAGAATCTGAACTACTTTTTAAAGTAGATTCTCTTTCGTTGTTTATGGTTTCTACATTAGAAGTGGAGATTTTATAATAATATTTATTTACAATTTCTTCTCCAAAATTCTTTCGTAGAACATCCATTTGCTCAGTCGTTAAATCTCTATCGCTTTTTTCTTGCATAGAAATATTGTTTTGCTTGCAACCAAATAAAACAGCAATTTCAGATTGTGTCTTATTAACTTCTTTTCTTAAGCCTTTTAAATTATACATAACATCAATGATATATCATTTTTATTATCTTTGTGTCGGAATCAAGTTGCGGATGATACCGACTAAATTGTTAAACTGTTCCCGTAAGGGACTATATAGGCGACTTCCTCAAACCGCAACTTTGGGGTTGTCGTCTTTGCTTTATCACTATGGATGACAATAATAAACTTCCGTATCAACAGGCTACCAAAGAGTCTATTCTGAATTTAGCAATTGAACGCTATAAATCAGATGTACAAATTCAATGTGATATTTGGAATAGACGCAATGTTAACGCTTCTTTTCCATGTCATTTGAACCATCTACTTCAATATTCGGGATTAAAACTGTTATCTCCCGAAGAGTATAAGAAAGTCCAAGATGAGATAATTGAAAGCTTACATAAATTACTTTGATTGCTTAGGCATAATACCTAATCGTGCAATTCTCGAAACTAATTCTTCATATCCTATAATTTTATCTGTATCTTTTACTTTTGTGAGCAACATAAGTATTCTATTTTTCCCACTCTCTAAAACCTTGATATCTTCTGGAACAACAATCATCTCCAAAAGCACCTTAACTATTGTATTACAAGTCTCAATTTCTCCGATATTCGAAAAGTGGTATAATGAGCTTATTCTGTAATCTAAAAATCGATACTCAACTCCTAAAGGATCAGACTTAAGTAAAATGTAATAATAAAAATCAGAAATAGCATTGGTTGTTAAAGCGTTATTTCTTTCCGTGCTTATGAGTGCCGCGGTCTTAGCTTCTTCTAATTCCTTGCTTTTCTTATTTATATCTATAAATGTATATATCTGCCATCCTATTAGAATTGTCACTAACAATGATAATACTCCTACTATCACTCCTTGGTAATCAAATCCCAATTCTGCTTTATGCGGACAAGCTACACATATTGCAACTAAACTAATAAGTACAGCTACAGAACTTAATAATAACGCCCAACTCTCTTTCTTCATAACCACTCTATATAATGTACGCAAGAATACGGAAAGGTTAAATAATGTTTATGTACTGAATGATTGAATTTCATGGAATCATATTTGGGTTTTAACTGATAATATGTTTTCTACAATAAAGAGTTTTCTTATTTTACTTTTGTGTAATTTTATATCATCATATCTGGAATTTTCGCTACGTAGGATAATATAGTTTTTTTCATCCTGTTCATATCTGCGGATATATTTAATCATCCTATATTCGTCTAAAAGTATTAAATAGATTTGCCCGTAGAAGATGTCTTCCCAGTTAAATATTTCTCGAATAACAACTCTATTCCCATTATATATTACTGGTTCCATGCTATCACCATTAGCCGTTACTATTTTGGCAGTTTTACTTATTTCTGGCAAATTAACTGAACCGATAATTCTATCTTCTGCAAATTCTATTTCTCTATTATCCATCCCGCAAGTCGCATCTATATCATATACTAAAGTCCCACTAAAAGAACTTTCGTTTATGTCAGATTCGGTTATTTTTATGGTTTTGTTATATGAACTTTGTTCATTGTTGACAACCGGGAAAATCTCACTGATTTTTTTGCTCATGGTTTCGTTATATGGTACACGACCATTTATCATATCAGATAAATATGTCTTTTTAACCCCTAAACTATCAGCTATTTGGGATTGATTGAGTGAATATTCATATTTAATCCTGCTAATTAAGTTTTTAAATTCTTGATTTATAGCCATAAAACATAAATTAACTATTTATATATGAAAATAGTTCATATATAGCGTTGATTATATGAATTAAGTTCATATCTTTGCATCATCAATCAATCACGAAAGCAAAGGTAAGCGATCGTGTTGAGTAAAGCAATAATACGAATACATTAAAATACACGATTATGGCACGATCTTATGAAACAGCATTAGCAGAACTCGAAAACAAAAAAGGCGAGTTAGAAGCGTTGAACACGATTGGCGAAGAAGAAGTCTGCTATGTATATAATGTAGACAGCAAGTCAGAGATCGTGAAAATCCTCTCTGATGAAATAGAAACTCTCGAAAGAGAGGTTGAATATCTCACCCCACTGGATTGGTCTAACGATCCTGTTGCCGAAATATTTGGTGGCTACGAAGCAATGAACAACTATTTATACTAACACATAAACACACACGATTATGAATATATTAGTTACTGAGAATTACAATCGTAAAGATATTTTCGAGATTGTAGATGAATATCCTCATGGTTATATAGTTTGGCCAATCGGCAGACGAAATTTTCCGTTTACAGGCTACGTGCCTCTCGCAAAGCCAACCGACGAACCTTATCATATTGATATTAATACGCTAAAGGCAATCAAGGTTAATGATAATGTCGCTGATCACATTCTTAATGAAGCCTCATTTAGAGGGGTGGATAAAGCAAAGTTTCACCACATTGTATCAAGTTTTAACCGGTAGTCTTTGGACTACTTTAATATACACACGATTATGAAAACTTCAAATTTTAGACACAAAGTATTCTGTATGGCTTATGAGCTAATGAGAACAACCGGTAAAGCATTCGCCGTATGTCTTTCTCGCGCATGGGCTTTATACCGGTTGACAAAGCAAATGCACAGAGGTATTGTAACGTTCGCTTATGAAAAGGCAGATGGATCGCTTCGCCGTGCTAAGGGTACTCTCAAAGATGTTCAGAGCCTAATAAAAGGAACTGGATCAGAAAACTACAAAACTGTCCGCTACTTCGATGTAGATGCGAATGGATTCAGAAGCTTCAAAGTAGAAAACTTCATAACGGCTTACTAAAGCCCGGTCGGGTGGGCGTAGGGCATATCTCACCCGGTCACTTCTGATGGTTCTTTCTCTTACTTACACCTTAGTACCCACAGAAATGGGGTTGAAACGAAAGGATTATAAACTAACTTATTAATGAAGGTAATAAGGTTGGCGATATTGGATATTATGTCGTGTCCGTGAAGTCCGGTTGACTTGTCCCGGATCGGTGTTAAACGGTCTATCGAATGTCGCTTTAATATATAGCCCGGCATAATGTGTGATGCTGCCGATCGAATCGGTTGCCGGGTACAATTTAATTCTAACGCTTATGAAAAGAGTAATTTTTTATTCAAGAGTGCAGCTAATTTTATTCATCTGCGCAGTACTGATGTCGGCTACCTGTTTTGTTGGCATGTTTTTTAATCCGTTTCACGTATTAACATTCGTGATGTCGGTTATTCTAATGATCGCCATTTATAAAGAAAAAAGTTGGTAACTATTAATAATAATGTATATGGAAACAAAAGGTATTGAAGAAATGACAAGAGAGGAACTGATTGAATTGGTGTCGTCTCTTAATAAAGACCTCGAAAGTACAAAAAAGGACCTCGAACTTTATAAAGATTGGAAAAATCGAGAAGAAGCTGCCAAAGTGTTAGCTGAAAAGAAAATGTTGGCTATTAAGGCTTTTCTTGAAGTTGTTTAATTCGTTTTGTGTTTAGATTAGCAAAAGCAGCCGGGTGAAAACCCCGGCAAACGGGCGGGCGTATGGAATGCTCTGCACACAGCCGGAAGTGTGTATGCCGGATCGTTACCGGTTCCGTCCACATTCAATTAAATATAATCAGTTTATGGAGAAAAAAGTGGAAATTATGCCTCGTATGAGAGACTTAAAGAAAGGGAAGAAAGTAGAATTTCCTATCGATAAAGTCTGCACAGTGCGCAACAATGTTTCATTGCTTAATGCACAAGGGTACAAAAATGGACATAAGTGGAGATCGGAAACTAATGTTCCGAAAGGGATAGTTACAGTATTTAGAGATTCCTGATTCAAACTTTAAATACACACGATTATGAAAGTATTTACCGAGTTAACGCCCGAATGTGACATTACAGCACAAATGTACGCAGCCGGGTATGAAAAAAAGGAGATTGCCGTATTGAAGCATCGTGCAGTAAGTACGATAAATAACCAGCTTCAGACAGCATTTTTAATTTTGGGTGTTCGGAATGGGAGGGAGTTGGCATTAAAGTTAGCCGAGAGGATATCAGGTATCCGGTTGACGCTGGACTTTTCGCCGGCCATGAGATCATTTGTTGCTTGTGTACTTTTGATTATTCTTTGTGTTGATAGTCATTTAGACATGAAACGGCAACAAATCCGAACCCGTTCTAATGCCAATGTAGAACTTATCGCCCGTGTTCGTGTAAGAATTAGAGGGCGTAATATGCCTTTATTATATGGAACTTGACGTTTGGCAATTACAGAAAATAATAAAAGCGGCCGCGAAAGAAGCTGTCAGCGAATATGCGATCTCCAAGGATCCGGTCATTGATGAGATTACGGAAACGCAAGCTATACGACTTGGATTTGGTAGAAGGTGGTTGGCTCATCAGTGCGCTACGGGAGCATTGACTTGGAAAAGGGCTGGTGTACATAGGAATAGTCCTAAAGTTTATTCGCTGAAGAAACTTAAAGAATTGAAGGATGGTATAGATCCTTTATTGAAGTCTCTAATATAATTACTAACTAAAAATATAACAATCATGAGTTTAATCAGAAAATCAACGGAATTGAATATTCCAACAAACGTAAAGATGATGATTTACGGTCAAGCAGGTATGGGTAAGAGCACAGTAGCTTTGAGTGCACCAAAGCCTCTGTTGTTGGATTTTGACAATGGTGTTAAGCGTATGAATATGGCTCATTTGGAGAATATTGACACTGTGCAGGTCACTTCTTGGAATGATGTTCAGCTGGTTTTGCAAGAAGATTTGTCTGTTTATCAGACTATTGTGGTTGATACCATTGGTAAGATGATGGATTTTATCATCACTTATAAATGTGGAACCAGGCAGCCATCTATTCGAGATTGGGGCGGTATCAATGCTGAATTTTCTTGGATGACAAGAACGCTATCAAGTCTGAAGAAACATATCATTTTTGTTGCCCATCGTGACACAAGAAAAGAGGGTGATGATACGGTGTTTATTCCTGCCTTACGTGAGAAGTCCTACAACTCCATCGTCACCGAACTTGATTTGTTAGGTTACTTGGAAATGAAGAGTGAGAGAGGAGTGCAGAGACGTACTATTACTTTCGATCCGACATCAAGGAATGACGGAAAGAATACTTGTAACTTGCCTTCAGTGATGGAAGTACCTACCATCCTTGACAAAAACGGCAATCCGACGACCAAGAATGATTTTATCTCTACTCGGATTATTGCTCCATATCTTACTATGTTGCAATCAAAAAAGGCTGAACAAGAAGCATATAACAAAGTGCTATCTGATATAACAGGTTGTTTAGAATTAGTTGCCGACGCAGCTTCAGCGAATGACTTTATCGCCCATATTGATGATTTCAACCATGTGGGAAGTTCAAAGATGAAAGCCTCAATGATGTTGGCAGCTAAGGCGAAAGAATTAGGACTGATTTTTAACAAAGAGACTAAAACTTATTCAGATGCAGCCTAAGTATAAGATATATGCTACATTATTGGATTCTTACTTCAATTACCTTAATAGCGATGTCATATATGAGCGTTATTATGGGTGGAGTGAGAATCCGCCTTGTACAGAAGAAGAGTTTCAGCAGAAGCAGTTCCAAGAACTGATAGACCGTATTAACCGTAAACCGTTTGACAGCGAAGTTGCCGACAAGGGTACGGCTTTTAATGAGGTCATTGACTGTATGATTGAGAACCGGAAATCTGAAACGGTGCAGGTAGAAAAGATATATTCTGATATAGGGAATGGCGAGCAAAAGGTTATAGCCTTGAAAGCCGTTTATAACAATCGTTCATTTGTCTTTCCTATATCCCTTTGTCGTGAGTTCGCAAATTACTACAAAGGGGCGTTGACGCAGCAACGTGTAGAGGCAATCCTTCCGACTGCATACGGCAATGTATTGGTTTACGGTCTGATTGACGAACTGATGCCTACCAGTGTTCACGACATCAAAACAACCGGTAGTTATACCGTGGGAAAGTTCAAAGATCACCACCAGCATTTAGTATATCCATACGCTTTAATGAAGAACGGTTCTGATGTACGGACATTTGAGTATAACATTGTAGAGTTCAACAAAGGCGGCTATGTGGTAGATACCTATACAGAAACATACGTTTTCAATCCTGAACGTGATATTCCTATTCTTACTAATCATTGTGAGGAGTTTATCCGGTTCTTGGAAGAAAACAGAGCACTTATAACCGATACTAAAATCTTTGGAAATGGATGATATACGACTTGAAAAATGAATACCAAATACCCAAGTTTAAGGAGTATGTAAATAAACTGTTCAAGGAGCGGGCCGTTGTGGAAGTAAAAAAGAAGCTTCCTAACCGCACGCTTGCCCAAAACAGCTACTTGCATCTTCTTTTAGGGTATTTCGGTAGTGAATACGGTTGCAGCCTCGATGAAGCAAAAATTGATTTTTATAAGAGGACTTGCAACCGTGATTTGTTTGAACGTAAGACGGTCAACAAGAAAGGCAATGAAGTAACCTATTTACGCAGTTCTGCCGAACTGACAACAGGTGAAATGACCCTGAGTATTGACCGTTTCCGTAATTGGAGTGCATCAGTGGCAGGTATCTATCTGCCGGCTGCAAATGAACATCAAATGCTGATATACGCCCAGCAGGAAATACAAAGAAATCAAGAATTTATTTAGTTATGATAGAAACAAGAAAAACAGAAATCCGGTATGTGACATCTGACCCAAAGAAGATGCTCAACATGTACCTTGCAAAACGTGTCCTCAAAACATGGGAGGAATCTTTCATTGATGAAGATACAGGTGAAACAGTAACCATCGAACGGAATGAAATTCTTTTTGACCGTGGCACGCTGATAGACCAAGACACTTTGGCGAAAATTCGTTTCAGTATGGAAGCTGACGGCATTAAGGAAGTGGAAGTCAGCAACCAGAACCGCTTGGCATTCGAGAACGAGAACAAATTCTTATATCCCTATCTTGCACAGGCACAAATAGGGGACAAGAAACATAAGTTCCTGCTGTATGCCACCGGATTGGAAAATTCTTGTAGTATCTTGAAAGATTACATCGAACTAAACTATATGTTCGGATTCACCTTGACAATGGTCAAGGAGTTCGATTCTTGTGTGATTCTTACTGATAATTTGAAAGAACGCAAGGTAGATGATGCCACCCTCGAAGAATTAAAAGATACATTCCTTTTAAACGATTCTGTAACGGAAGAAGATGAAGAAGAGGGAGATTCCAAGCCCAATGAAAAGAAATTCTATCAGATTGAGACGAAAATCACATTCACGGATGGGGAGAATGAAGACGAGAGAGTTCAGACTTTTGTCGTGAACACCTTCAACGTTGACAGAGCGATGATGCTTATTACCCACTATCTCAAAAACAAAGAGGAAGAATGTGAGAAACAAGCCAAAGAAAAGGGACATGAGTTCAGAAAGAGGGAAATCCATACAGCCATTGAATCTGCTAAACCTATCCCGGTCGGGCGGTTTATTCCGAAAGAGTTTTCAATGGCTTATATGGAATAACTTTGTTAACCTGCCTGTCCGGTCTGTGAAGATGGGGCGGGCGAAAATGGGGGTGCGCAGTGGAGTGCTTTTGACTTTCGAGAGGTGCACATGGTAGAAAGTACGGTACGTGAGATATAAGGAGTAATTAACCTTAGAAGTAGCGCAAAAGGATAAGTCCTTAATTGGGTGTTCGAATCGCCCCATCTCCACATAAATGTGAGCCACACATAAATGGCAAGGGTTAGTAAATAATGGTTGTGCCCCGGAGAATACGCTTCGGGGCTTTTAATTGGGAAAGATTATGAGAATAGACAAAATTAAGACAGTAGGTCAGCTTAGAAAGGTTATTGAGAATCTTTCCGATGACTACGAAATCGAGATGCGTATCAGACGCAAATTGACGGATGAAGACATAATTAAGTTGCATAAAAAGTACGGTAAGATATATCCTTATCCATACGAAACAAGTTATTCAGAACTTGAATTTGATGATGTAGGTGTGTCTGACAAAGTATTATGCTTGGGAGTTGAACTAAAAGAATAATATGCTGTACTACATAAAACGAACAAAGGCTAAGAAGAAAGACAAGCCTTTACCTCTGTTTGATAAAGCGGGGGTAACAGTGAAAAAGAAGCCGGATTTGAAAGCTAAGCTCGACAAAGAGTTTTCCCTTTTTATCCGGCTTCGTGATGCAATGCCAAACGGGTATTTTAGATGTATCTCGTGCGGACAGATAAAGCCGTTTACACAAGCGGACTGCGGGCACTATTTCAGTCGTACACATTTGGCAACACGGTTTGATGAGAATAATTGCCATGCCGAATGCCGGCACTGCAACAGGTTCAAAGCCGACCATTTGGAAGGCTATCGGGTGAATCTAATTGCTAAAATCGGACAACAGAAATTTGCTTTACTAAAAGTGAAAGCTGCTGGTACTACTAAAATGACTGATTTTGAGTACGAACAATTAATCAAGTATTACAAAGCACTTAATAAGAAGTTACGAAAGGAGAAAGGGCTATGAGTTATGTATTACGAGATTACCAACAGAAAGCCTCTGATGCTGCCGTTTCTTTCTTCAATAACAAGGCGAAGAAAACAAATGCTATCATGGTATTGCCTACAGGAAGCGGAAAGAGCCTTATCATAGCTGACATCGCTTCAAGACTTGACGGTCATACATTGGTATTCCAGCCGAGCAAGGAAATTCTTGAACAGAACTTCAAGAAACTTTGTTCTTACGGGATTCTCGATTGTAGCATTTATTCCGCCTCCTTCAATTCAAAAGAGATAAGCCGGATAACATTCGCAACCATCGGTAGCGTGAAAAGCCATCCGGAACTTTTTGCCCACTTCAAGAATATCATCGTGGACGAGTGTCACCTTGTGAATCCGATAGAGGGAATGTACAAGGATTTCTTCGATGCTGTGAAGTGTAAGGTTCTTGGATTAACGGCAACGCCATATCGTTTGAGTTCCAGCCGTGACTTCGGCTCTATGCTAAAATTCATAACCCGGACAAAGCCCCATGTGTTTTCAGAGGTCATTTATCATGTACAGGTATCGACCTTGCTTGATATGGGCTATCTCTCAAAGGTGAACTACTATCCGATGAATCCTACCGGATGGAACGAACTCAATTTGAAGATAAACACTACCGGAGCCGACTATACCGATAAGTCAGTCCAAAAGGAATATGAACGGATAGACTTTTATAGTTACATCGTTCATATCGTCCAAAGGCTGATGAATCCGAAAGCAGGAGGCAAGAGGAAGGGTATTTTGGTATTTACCCGGTTTTTGAAAGAAGCGGAACGATTGACGATGTCCATACCCGGATGTGTCATTGTTTCCGGTGATACTCCAAAGAAGGAACGTGAAAGAATACTCGAAATGTTCAAGGTCGGGGAAATACCTGTAGTAGCCAATGTTGGTGTACTTACTACCGGCTTTGATTACCCAGAACTTGACACAGTTGTTATGGCCAGACCTACCATGTCACTTGCGATGTATTACCAGATTGTAGGTCGTTGCATCCGTCCTCATAAAGATAAGGAAGCCGCATGGTTTGTGGATTTATGCGGTAACATCAACCGTTTCGGTGAAGTTTCCGATTTGCATTTGAAAGACACGGGTAACGGAAAGTGGGCTGTGTTTTCAAGAGGAAGACAATTGACAAACGTAAGATTCTAAAGATATGGTAAAGAAGAACGAACGACAGGCCATCCGTCCGGATACCTGCTCAAAATGTAAGAGAGGGAAGCCGGTCAAGGTATCAATGGGGAATCCCAAAGTGGTTCTATGTAGTTTTTTCAACAGGCGTTTCGTTGCCGACAGCAAACGAAACTGTGATTATGCGATTTGATTATGAAAGAGCTAACGAGTTATTTCCCCCACGACAGCAACGCTAGGAACTCAGACAAGCTGATACGCTTACGAATGAGGCATAAGGCATCCGGATATGGAGTGTTCTTCATGATTTTAGAACGTCTTAGAGAGGAGCCAGAATACATGAGTGTCAAAGATTATAACATGATAGCTTTTGACCTTCGTGAAGATGCTTCCTTAATTAAATCCGTGATTGAAGATTTTGGGTTATTTGTCTTTACCGAGGATGGTAAGTACTTCTACTCCGAAAGCTTCAAGAAAAGAATGGGATACAAAGACGATAAATCGAAGAAACGATCCGAGGCTGGAAAGAAAGGTGTCGCTAAGAGATGGGGGAAAAAAGAGTCAGAAATAGCAAATGCTACGGAATTTATAGCAAATGCTACGGAAAACGATAGCAATGCTATAGCAAAAGTCGAAAAAACAATAGCAAGTAAAGGAAAGAAAAGAAAAGAAAATAATACAAGAGATTCTAACGAATCTCTTGTATGTGGGACTTCGCAGCCCCACGCCGAACATATCGACTACTCCGAACTTGTCAAATTCTTCAATGAGGAAACAAAAGGTGTATTTGGTACGGTCAGGACTCCGCTTTCTGATAGCCGTAAAGGGATGATTAACGCACGTATAAAATCTTATGGCAAAAAGACGTTTGCCGACATGATTCATAGGGCATACCAAAGCGATTTCTTGAAAGGGCAGAACAAAAAAGGCTGGACAGCATCTTTCGATTGGCTTATCAAACCAACGAATTTTGAGAAAGTAATATCAGGTAATTATGACAACAAGAATAGCAGAAACTATCCGGCAATTCCAAACGGGGCAAAATCACGAGAGGAACAAACAGACCGTGAAATCCTCGAATATGCCGCAAAAGCTTTCGGAAAGGACACGGTTAGTAGTAAATAGATACGGGGACGGTGAAAGTTTCGCTAAAAAGTTCAATCCTTCATTACAGGTTGTATGTGCTCAAAATGTGGAACGTTCGTTCAAGGGGAATGCGCCTTCATTGGCTTTGCTCGGAGAAACCTATCCAGATGAACAGGTGAATACTTGGATAATTGCTCAACTGATGGACTTGTACAAGTTTGCCGGTGTAAAAGAGAAGCCTACATTCCAACAGGTTTTGGAGCTTTCCGTGATGATACGTGTGGAATACTATTACCTGAAAGCTTCCGAATTGTTGCTTTTTTTCTTCAAGTTGAAAACTGGCGAATATGGCACCTTTTACGGTGTTGTGGATCCTATGGTGATCATGTCTGCTCTAATTGAGTTCAAAGCATACAGAAAAAGGCAACTGGAGAAATACGACCGGGAAGAACAGGAAAGACAACGAGAAAAAAGATACGAGAAGCAAGACAAGAACTCCGTACCATTTCCGGATCATTTGGAGTTTCTGAAAAAGATTATGGAATCAGAATAATCAAGCTAAAAAAAATGAAAACAGTAGAAAAGTTAAGAATAGCACCTATTGGCACCATTGTAAACTTCGCAGATCGGACACTGATAATAAAGCGTTTCCGAGCTACCGTAAAGGGTAAAATGGTAATTTGTCGCGGATGCGTTTTCCGTAGCAAGGGTGGTGCGAATAGTTGCAAGTATATGACGGCTTGTTTTGCCAAATATAGACCGGATAGCGAGAGTGTGGTGTTTGAGGAGGTGGATACAAAATTGAAATAATTAAAATTATCATGGAATATATAGAATTTCTAAGAAATAAGATGGCTATCAGCCATCAAACAGGATTTGAAATTAATTCGGAAGAAATTACCCCGACATTATACCCTCATGTAAAAGATACCGTTCGTTGGGCGGTTGCCGGTGGATGCCGTGCTATATTCTCCAGCTTCGGTATGCAAAAGACAGTCACCCAGCTGGAAATACTTCGGGTAATCTTGAACCATAAAGGAGGCAAGGGATTGATCGTTTGCCCTAAGCGTGTGGTAGTCGAGTTCCTAACACAAGCGGAACAACACTTGCACATGAAAGTAACCTATGTCCGAACTATGGCAGATGTGATGATATGTCCTACCGACATCATGGTAACAAACTACGAACGTGTGCGTGATGGTGAGGATGGAGTGAGAATAGATCCGTCCTATTTTACTGCAACATCATTGGATGAAGCCAGCGTGTTGCGCGGATTCGGCACCAAGACCTATCAGGAGTTTCTACCGTTGTTCTCGGGTGTCCCTTACAGGTTTGTTGCTACGGCTACACCTTCGCCAAACAGATACAAGGAACTTATACATTATGCTGGTTATCTTGGTGTGATGGACACCGGACAGGCTCTTACTCGATTCTTTCAGCGAGACAGCACGAAGGCGAATAACTTGACACTTTATCCGCATAAGGAAAAAGAGTTTTGGTTGTGGGTATCTACATGGGCGTTGTTCCTAACCAAGCCTTCCGACCTCGGTTATCCGGATACTGGCTATGAGTTGCCTGAACTCCGCGTACATGAAGAGATTGTGAATGTGGACAATTCTACGGCTGGAGCTGATCGTGACGGACAGGTGAAAATGTTTCGTGAGGCTGCTCTCGGACTTGCTGACGCGGCAAAAGAACGCCGAGATAACATGCAGGAAAAGATTGCCCGTGTGGTAGAGATAATCAATCGCCCGGAAAACAAGGACGACCATTTCCTTTTATGGCATGACTTGGAAGCTGAACGGCTGGAACTATGCAAAACGATTCCAGGTTGTAAGGCTGTCTATGGTTCACAAGACGATGAAGAAGCCGACAAGGTAATATCCGACTTCAAAGATGGCCGGCTGAAATACCTTGCAGCTAAACCGGAGATGCTTGGTGAAGGTCTGAACTTCCAGTATCATTGTCATAAAGCAATCATGTTCATTGACTACCGCTTCAACGATAAGTTCCAAGCGATAGCCCGTATATACCGCTTTATGCAGCAGCATCCCGTTGATCTCTATCTGGCCTATGCCGAAAGCGAGGGTGAAATATTTAAGAGCTTCATGCAGAAATGGGCACAACACCGGGAAATGGTCGCAAATATGACTGAAATTGTCCGGCATAACGGTTTGTTCGGTTTGCAGGCCGAGGAAAAGATGATGCGCTGGATGTTCGCCAGTCGGGAAGAAAAATCCGGCAAGTTGTGGAAAGCAATCAATAACGATAATGTATTGGAATGTCAGAAGATGGAAAGTAACTCTGTAGATCTGATCGTAACCAGTATCCCGTTCTCAAATCATTACGAATACACGCCTACATACAATGACTTTGGGCACAATGAAGATAACGATAAGTTCTTTGAACAGATGGATTATCTTACACCAGAGTTAATGCGCATTTTGAAACCGGGTCGGTTGGCCTGCATCCATGTGAAAGATCGTGTTTTGTTCGGCAACGCCACGGGGGACGGTATGCCAACTATTGACCCGTTCAGCGAAATGACTGTATTTCATTACATGAAGCATGGCTTCCGATATATGGGACGCATTACGGTCGATACCGACGTGGTGAGGGAAAACAATCAGACCTACCGTTTGGGCTATACCGAGATGTGCAAGGATGGTTCCAAGATGGGAATCGGATGCCCTGAATATGTATTGCTTTTTCGCAAGTTGCCTACCGATACCTCCCGCGCTTATGCCGACCAGCCTGTTAAGAAGGACAAGAGCGAATACTCGCTGGCCCGTTGGCAGATCGATGCCCATGCAAGTTGGAAATCCTCCGGCAATTCATTGTTGTCATACGAAGATATGAAAGGCGCCGGAATAGATAAGATTCGGCATTTGTTCCGCAACTACGAACGTGAGCATATCTATAACTATGAGGAACATGTGTCGTTCGCAGAAGAGTTAGAGGCATACGGGAAATTACCCAAAACATTTATGGCAGTTGATCCTGTAAGTAAAAAAGATTGGATATGGGATGATGTCGTCCGGATGCGTACGCTCAATACGAGGCAGTCACAAAAGAAGAGACAGAATCATATTTGCCCTCTTCAGTTAGATATCGTTGAAAGGCTGATTGAACGGTACTCGAACAAAGGAGAATTGGTATTTGACCCGTTCGGAGGTATCGGTACTGTCCCTTATTGTGCTATCAAGTTGGGTCGTAGGGGACTTTCAACAGAACTCAATTATGATTATTGGAAAGACGGGCTTTCTTATCTGCGGGAAGCGGAGAACGAAGTAAGTGCTCCTACATTGTTTGATTTAATGGCTATATGATTATGAAACAATACAATAATTGGGAAGAAATAGACAAAGACACAGACGGACTTGTTACTTCATTGACTTACATTGTCCTCTTCGTAAATGATCAAGTTTATAATTACGCACTTAATATTTACGATAGTTGCCGTAATACTCCATACTACAGGCGTGGAGTAAAGAAGAACATAAACGAATTGAAAAGATTCATGGAATCGTACAATACAAACATTTGCAGGATTGCGAATGTCAATGTTGAAACGCTTGCGGTTATAACGCAAAGCATGGAAGACGATATTAAACCTCATATCGACAAATACGGGTTTGCCATAAGTCAGACGCTTTTAAATAATGGATGTTCAGGAGAACTGAACCATCTAATATCAATCGCTTCTACTATTGATATGTTATGCCAAACATCCAAGATTACAATACGTGATTTTTACATATCAATGCGAAAATTGGTCCCAATAGCTGTGAATCCTTTGGCTTGGCTGTCTATTGACAAAGCCATGTTTTACGCAAGAATGATAACGGATAATCTAACCCCAAAGGATGTAAGCATTAATTTGAACGATATACCTGCTATATCTACGGCATTTCAAGCTATTGCCAATAAAATGTTAAGTCCGGATGTGTTTGAAAAGGCGTTTAATGAATGCCTAACAAGATAGTGAAATGAAAAAGTTATTATACATAGACCTTTTTTGCGGTGCCGGTGGAACTTCTACCGGCGTGAACACAGCGCGTCTTCATGGCGAACAGTGCGCAGAAGTCATTGCGTGTGTCAATCACGATGCGAATGCCATTGCGTCACACGCTGCAAATCATCCGGACGCGCTTCACTTCACAGAAGACATCAGAACGCTTGAACTGTCACCACTTGTGCATCATCTTCAGAAGTGTCGCACGAAGAACCCTGACGCACTTGTTGTGCTATGGGCATCGCTTGAATGTACGAACTTCAGCCGTGCAAAAGGCGGTCAGCCACGTGACGCAGACAGCCGGACACTTGCAGAACATCTTTTCAGATACATCGAAGCAATAGACCCCGATTATATTCAAATCGAGAATGTCGAAGAATTTATGTCGTGGGGTGAACTTGATGAAAACGGAAAGCCGGTGTCAAAAGACCGTGGCAAGTCATATATCAAGTGGGTGAACAACGTGAAGAAATACGGCTACAACTTCACGCATCGCATACTGAACGCAGCAGACTTCGGCGCATACACATCGCGCAAACGCTTCTTCGGCATCTTTGCGAAGAATGGTCTGCCGGTTGTGTTCCCGAAACAGACACATTGCAAGACAGGTGCAGCAAGTTTGTTCGGCACAATGCCGAAGTGGAAGCCAGTGCGTGAAGTTCTTGACTTTGAAGATGAAGGCAAATCAATCTTCAACCGAAAGAAACCGCTTGCAGAAAAAACGCTTGAACGCATATATGCCGGACTGATTAAGTTTGTCGCAGGTGGCAAAGATGCCTTTATGGTGAAATACAATTCGATGAACCAACGCGGAAAGTATGTGCCGCCGTCACTTGATGAACCCTGCCCCACTATCGCGACACAACAGCGTCTTGCACTTGCATCAGTGTCTTTTCTGTCAAAGCAATTCAGCGGTCAGCCTGACAGCAAGAACGTGTCTGTCGAAGAACCGGCAGGAACAATAACGACTATTGACCACCACGCATTTGTGAAAGCGCAATTTATTGTAAACTATCGCTTCAATAATACAGGTCATTCTATTGAAGACCCAGCACAAACGATATGCACGGTAGGTCAAATTGGTGTTGCATCTTGCAGTTTCATCGCAAATGAGTATTCGGGCGGTGGTCAGCTTTCAAGCATCGAACAGCCCAACCCGGCTGTGCTGACGAACCCGAAGCAGAAACTTGTCACCGTGAAGCAGCACTACTTGATGAACCCACATTTTGCGTCAAATGGCGGTTCTGTCGATAAACCGTGTTTCACGCTCATCGCAAGAATGGATAAAATGCCGCCATATCTTGTCACGACTGAAACCGGCGAAGTCGCTATTGAAGTCTATGAAACAGACAGTCCTATGACTGTCAAAATCAAAGAATTTATGGCACTTTACAACATCATAGACATCACTATGCGTATGCTGAAGATTGATGAACTGAAGCTGATAATGGGTTTCCCGAAAGACTACGAACTTATTGGCACACAGGCAGACCAAAAGAAATTCATCGGCAATGCAGTTGAAGTGACTATTGCCAGGAAGTGGTGCGAAGCACTATGTGAAGAAATATACAATCGTAAAATCAAACAATTAGCATAATTATGAACCGGAAAATCAAATTCAGAGGGCGTATAACTAAATCAACCGAATGGGTTTATGGGTCTCTTATTGTTTATCCTGATGGGGAGTACAACATACTTTCTCAACGAAAAGAAAATTCATCTAAGATGGATGATTGGTGCGTTGATAAACAAACCGTTGGCCAGTTCACGGGCTTGTATGACAAAAATGGACAAGAAGTATATGAGGGGGATATTGTTAAAAGAAAAATTATAAAAAGTGATTTCTATCCTGAACAATATATGCCTCACATAAAGGAACAACATGAGACAAAAAGATGGGTTGAATCTCAAACGGGAGTTATAAAAATGTGTCCAGAAATACGCTTTGGGGAGGAGTTTATAACTCGGATGCCTAAGCAAAAAGATATAGATAATGGTATTATTGATAATTTTGATTATGAAGTCGTTGGTAACATATACGACAACCCAGAACTACTGAAAGGAGGCACGAAATGATTAAGGCTTTAATATGGGCGATAATATCGCTTTTGATGCTATTTGTCATGACATCTGGAATATCTATTCAGCTCAAACCATTTCGTATAGACATTACTTATCCATATTTCGGATTAGGAATTGTATTGACCGCCATAGGGCTTACCCTGTGTATCGGATCAGCGTACTACTATGGAATCTCAAATAACCAATACAAAGATGGCTATAAGAAAGGATTTCATGCCGGCGTTGAATATGTTATAGAATTTGCAAAACAAAAAAAGAATGAAGAATGAGCATAAATAAAGTAATCCTTCTCGGTTATGCTGGAAAGGACCCTGAAGTGAAAGAAGTTGCCGGGACAAAGGTCGCCAATCTATCGCTTGCTACAACGGAGAAAGGCTATACCCTTCAAAACGGGATCCAGGTTCCAGACCGCACGGAATGGCATAGTCTTATCTTTTGGAAAGGTCTGGCCGAGGTCGTAGAAAAGTATGTCAGGAAGGGTTCTCAAATCTATATCGAGGGCAAGATCAAGACCCGGCAGTATGAGGATAGAACGGGATCAAAGCGGTATGTGACAGAAATATTTGTTGATAAGCTGGAGTTATTGGGAAGTAGACTTGCCCAGCAAGAAGCCAGTCCACAATCGAAACTCTATCAACCTGAACAATCAAGAGAAGATCTTCCATTCTAAAAAATACAAGAGGCAACGCCCCGAACCACCAGTAACGTTACCTCCCCACACGATTATTTAGTACAAATATACTATTTACTTCTAAATAATTGTGCCATGTTTTCAGAAATTGCGGAAATAAAATCAATTAGAGAGCAGAAATCAAAGTTATCGGAAAGGGAAAAAGAGCTGACAGAACCTATATTGACGGACCTTGATATGATAGGAATGTTATATCGGTGGTTCCAAGAGATTATTTCTCAAAAGGAGATATTTAGGTCAGGGAATGTTACCCAACGAAAGAAATTCATTTTTATCATCTTGTTTTTGTATTCTCCGAGTACCCTTGCCGGAGGAAAGATGAAAAATGGCCTTCGAGATAAGCTGGCGGAGGTTTTAGGTGTAAATGCCCAGACAACCATATCCAATAACCGTAATAACTTGGTTTTCTCTTACCAGCTGTACAAGTATTTCCGGCAAGATGTGGATTGGATATATGGGGAGATGATGGAAAGGATAAAGCCGGAGAAGTAGGCCGGCTTCGTTAATTGTTAAAAGCAACAAATATGTTACTGTTTTCTTTGTGGTTACTTTTGTGGTTGTAACAAAAACGTTATATTTGTGGCGTCAATTAAAAAGTTCTTTGATTTTATGAAGTATTCAGAGTTTTACAAATTGATTGAATCAGCAGGCTGGACAATCAAAAAGGGGACGAACCATTACAAATATGTTCATCCCGACTTTGACTACTTTATCCCTGTCGGTAGGCATCCGGCAAAAGAGATTCCAAACGGTACTCTTGATAGTATGATGAAAAAGGCGGGGTTAAAGAAGTAAAAGGACTGCACCCACCGAAGTGGGTGCTTTAATTGACGAAATTAAAAATGACACGATTATGAAGAAGATTAAGGCGATTATCGAAAAGGCGAATGATGGAGGTATTTCTATTTATTCGGAAGACGTGAACGGCGCGTATGGTTTCGGTCTTACGGAGCAGGAAGCCAAAGATGATTTCCTGTCTGTACTGGAAGAACAGGCTGAATATTACAAAGAGAAACATGGTGAGTTTCCTGTGTGGTATAAGTCTGGCTATTCTGTTTCGTATATTTATGATTTGAGTGGATTCTTCGAGGCATTCCCTTTCATAAATGCCAGTAAGTTCGCAAAGGAAATTGGATTGAACGAGTCCGTTATGCGAAAATACAAAGGAAAGATCGTTACAGCTTCCGAAAAGCAAAAGGCTATAATCCAAGAGGGGTATAATAATATCCTCAAAAGAATGGAAGCTGTCAGATTCTGATATTCCAGTCGTGAGGCTCTGATATAAAATCAAAGATTAATTGACAAGAGAGGGCGCATCGTTTGGATGCGCCTTTTTCATTTTTCATTCGATTTCAGATACGATTTTCTTTAGTTCCTCTATCGTATCGGCTATTTATAGTATTCTTTCCCTCGTATATTCTTATGTTCCGACATACGTGGTTCTCCGTCAAAATGTATTTTACCTCCGCAGTGTGGACAGGTGATGGTGTTGGTATCATCTTTTACTTCTTCCGGTGATGCAAAGAGTTGCCACATAGGAACGTCCAAAGCTTCTGCTACTTTTTCAAGCGTTGGGTAGGATGGGCTTTTTAATATGGCGTATAAGTTCTGCCTTGTAGTATTCATTTTTTCGGCAAAAGATGTCATATTATACCCTTTTTCTTTAATAAGTAATTCTATCCTATTCATGCTATTATGTTTTTTGCAAAGATACGTTTATTATAATAGTGTCAAATATATCATTTACAAAATAAAGTTAAAAGAAAGAATATTATTTCTTATTTTGTTTGCAGTGTCAAATATATCATTTACATTTGCATCATCAAACAAGAAGTAATAACAATTAAAAGATATACGATTATGGCAACATCAGTAATTAAACAGAGAACAATAGAAAAGTTCATCATGTCAGAGTTTGCACAAGGCAACTTAGATACACAAGAGCAAGTAGCCTGTATGCTTATCTTGGTTCAGAAGAAGCTGAATATGTCAGTAGAACAGGCTGGTGACTTCGTAAGAAAGGCAATAGGTATTAACGCTTAAATACATACGATTATGAAAGCAGATTTAGTTTTAGTTATCAGCCCAGAAACACCACTGATGAAACAATTGGGCAAAGTATTAGGCAAGTTATGTTCTATGTGTGATTTTTCTACCATAGAAAGAGGCGAAAAGTATGTCACGATACAACATGATGAAACCGGGCTTGTAGTGGCTTATACGAGTGAAGAACGGTTGAATGTGAAACATTAAATAAGATTGATTATGAACTCAATAAACGAAAACGGTTGCAGCGTATGCCAGCCCGGTAAAGAGAATTATACTACCTACAACACCAAGTTGCGAGGTAAGAGAGTGAGAATGTATCAGTACGACTACCTTACAGAAGATGGTGGGTTGTTTTCTTGTTGCGCGCCAACCTTAGAGGCGTGCAGAGAAAGACGGGACAAATGGCTTGGTTCACGACAATAAATCGATTGTCATAAATAACGATTGTAGAAGTTTCTGTATCTTTGGTTATGGTTGTACCTTAGTGGTATGATCGCGGGTTAGAGCAGTGGTCAGCTCGTCACTTCGACTTGGTGAAGGTCAGCGGTTCGAGTCCGTTACCCGCAACTAACATAAATTTTAATTTTACACGATTATGAAAGTATTAGCATTGACTATTAAGCAACAGCCTTTCAATGAAATATTGACAGGCGAAAAGACTGAAGAGTTTAGAGAATTGAGACCTACCATGTATTGTTCAAGATATGTTGTTTATCGTGGCGATGATGGTAAGGTATATAAAATGGCATCGCTCGTGCCTAAAGGTGTCGATTGTAAGCCTGAGATAGTAAAATATGATGCACTGAAACTAATAACAGGTGAACAAAAAGGCACACGTCCTTATCTGATTGTTGAGGTAAAATCAGCACAAATAGAAGTAATAACAGATGAGGACGATAATGTTATAACTTATGAGAAAGACGGTATGACGTATGTTATGGCTCAAATAGTTTATAAGTTGGGTAAGGTGTTAGATAAATTCAATTGTTAAACCATAAAAATTAATTGCCGAGTCTATAATTATCAGAGAGGTGACAACATTGGTGCGCGAAGGGGTGCATCAGGTCGTATTCAAAGCAGAGAGCAGCAACAGAGGGACTATAACCGTTTGTTTGGTGCGAAATGATGAATATACAGCAACATTCATCAAAAGTTATAGCCACGGTCAGCAACCAGACTGACCGTGTGCTATTGTTTTATTCATGCGGTAAAGACTCTATCGCCATGCTTGATATGGTTGCACCACATTTTAAAGAAGTGGTGTGCGTATTTATGTATTTTGTTAAAGGACTGAACCATATAAACAGATTCATAAATTATTCAAAGTCGAAATACAACAATGTGACATTTTTAGAAGTGCCACATTGGAATTTATCGAGAGCATTGAAAATCGGATTATTTTGCCAGCCACAAAAAGATGTTAAAATACTAAAATTAGCGGATGTGGTAGAGCGTGTCAGAGCGCATACAGGTATTGACTGGTGCTTTCTTGGAATGAAACAATCGGATAGCTTGAATCGTAGGTTAATGCTTAGGACATATGAGGATGAAGCTATAAACATAAAGTCAAAAATAGCATATCCTTTATCATTGTGGAAAAAGAAAGAGGTGCTTGCATATATCAAATTTCACAATCTTCCAACTCCAGTTGAATACTTTAAAGAAGCCGGTAATGGACTTTGGTTTGATATAAAGGTATTCTTATGGTTAAAGAAAAATGAGCCAGAGGATTTACAGAAAATATTGAAAGCATTTCCATTGTCAGAAAAAATATTGTTTGATTATGAGCAAAGAACTAAATAAATATTTTAAATCAGAGTCTGTTGAAATTGCTCGTAGTAGCATTCAATTTGCAAATTATAATCCAAGGAAGATAACGGATTCTGCATTGAAAAAGTTAAAGCAGAATATTAAACGTGTTGGAATGCTTGGAGGTATTATATGGAATGAACGGACAAATAATTTGGTTTCCGGTCATCAGCGTGTGACCGTCTTAGACCAGCTCAACGGATATGATGGAACAGAAGAAACTGATTATATACTTCGTGTTGACAAGGTAAATCTATCAGAAAAAGAGGAAAAAGAACAGAATATCTTTATGAATAATCAATCTGTTCAAGGAGAATTTGACATAGATGCCTTACGCAACTTATTAACTGAAATTGATTTTAAGAGTGCAGGATTAACAGAACAGGATTTATCAATCATTGGTATTGATTTTGATATGCCTGTTTTAGAAGAAATACGGACAGGGATAGAAGATATGTCCAGTTCTTATAATGAGGGTAAAGAAAGAGAGAAGAAAATTGCCGAATTATCACGAGAATCCCAAATAGCACATAACAAGGAAGTCAAGCAACAGGTAAAGGATGCTGCACAGAAACAAGCTCAGGATATGGATGCTTATCTAATGCTTTCCTTTGATACATTTGAAGCCAAGTCTGCTTTCTGTGAAAGATTTGGCTATGACCCATATTCCAAGTTTATAAAGGGTGAAATATTTGATGAACAAGTAGAAAGGATTGAATAAAAATGAAAAGTGAATCTCAAAACAGAAAAGGTAAGGGAGGGAGAAAGCCCAAGTTTGACTACACAAGCGAGGACTTTCTTTCTCTCGTGGAATCGTATGCCAAAAAGGGATTCACTGATAAGGAAATTGCCTATGCCATTGGGATTTTACCACAAACTTTCTGCGAAAAGAAAAGTGAGTACACCGAAATATCCGAAGTCTTAGCGCGTGGGCGCGCGACAATCAATGCCACTGTAAGGGCTAAATTCCTTGCAATGGCTCTCGGTGGCATAAAAACCAAAAGCACCGTGGTAAGAAAGCTCCGTGATTCAGAAGGGAATTTGACGGGCGAAGATGAATTACAAGTTAGCGAAAGCGAGTTGGCACCAAACTTGCAAGCAATGTCTGTTTGGCTGTATCACCATGATGAGGATTGGAGAAAGGTTGAACGCAAGCAGGATGAAGACGCTGATATTCCAACAGACATAGAGCATGGCATCAACATTGATTCCTGGATTAAAGACAAGCTAAAATGATAGTACCCCAAGAAATTTACCATCCATTATACGAGGATAAGGAAAAATTTATAATTCTTATTACCGGTGGGCGTGGTAGCGGAAAGTCTTTCAATGCTTCTACTTTTATTGAGCGGTTGACTTTTGAAATGACTCCTGTAGAGAAGATTGTGCATCAGATTCTTTACACCCGTTACACGATGGTTTCTGCCGGTATGTCTATCATCCCCGAAATGATGGAGAAGATAGATTTGGACGGTACCACGAAATATTTCAAGACCACAAAGACGGACATAGTCAATAAGATGACTAAGAGCCGTATCATGTTTCGGGGTATCAAGACTTCTTCCGGGAACCAGACAGCAAAACTGAAATCCATTCAAGGCATTACGACTTTCGTCTGCGATGAAGCGGAAGAGTGGACAAGCGAAGATGAGTTCGACAAGATAATGCTCTCCATTCGCAAGAAGGGTATTCAGAACCGGATTATCATTATAATGAACCCATGCGATTCCAATCACTTCATCTACAAGAAATACATTGAGAAAACTCACAAGCTGGTAGAGATTGACGGTGTGCAGGTTCAGATTTCCACTCATCCGAATGTGCTCCATATCCATACTACGTATTTTGATAACTTGGATAACCTTTCTCCTGAGTTCCTGAAAGAGGTGGAAGATATGAAGGTGAGTAATCCTGAAAAGTATGCTCATGTGGTTATCGGCCGGTGGGCTGACGTTGCAGAAGGTGCTGTGTTCAAGAAGTGGGGAATTGTTGACGAGTTCCCGGCTTGGGCAAAGAAAATTGCTTTCGGGCAAGACTTCGGTTATACGCATGACCCGTCTGCTTCCATTCGTTGTGGTATCGTTGATAACGCCCTTTACTTGGATGAAGTGGATTACCGTACTGGATTGCTTTCTTCTGACATCATCAAGACTCTTCGCCCGTGGGGATTGAAAGTCATTGCTGACAGCGCAGACCCACGTTTGATTCAAGAGATACACAACGGAGGAATCAAGATATATGCCGTAGAGAAAGGTGCAGGCTCTATCAATGCCGGAATTGACAAAATGAAAGATATGGAGATTTATATAACCAAACGCTCGTACAACTTGCAAAGCGAGTTCAGAAAGTATGTTTGGGCAAAGGATAAGGACGGGAACTATATCAACGAACCGGAAGACCATGACAATCACGGAATAGATGCTGTACGTTACTATGTATTGGGTGAGCTTCTTGGTCAGATTCAGAAGCCGAAAGATTTAACAGGAATATTCACACATTAAAAATATAAACTATGCCATTGAATTTAGAAGAAATATTAGCATTGCCTGACATCGGGCAGAAGATAAACTACCTGAAGAAAGGTAGGAAGACTGAACTTCCCGACCGTTGCAAACTTTGGGATGATTGGAATCCGGAACGCCACGAAATCATTGTGGATAAAGAAAAGTATCCGGACAGAAAAGTACTTGATAAGGAATCCGAAAAAGTTTTCGATGAAAAAACTGGTAAGACTTATGAAATCGAAGCAAAGTATAAGACTGAACCGGTGAACCGTATTTCTATTCCATTGGAACAAGATATAGTGAACATTCAAACTGCTTTCACGGTCGGCACAGAACCGTCTATGGATTGCATTCCGACTGATGATGATGAAAAGAAGCTGCTGGATGCGGTAAAGGCTGTATTTAAATCCAACAAAATCAAATACCAAAACAAGAAGATTGTCCGTGCCTGGCTCTCCGAACAAGAAGCGGCAGAATATTGGTATGTTACCGATGATGATTCGTTTTGGGCAAAGTTTTGGAAGAAAGTTAAGACTACGTTCGGTGGCAAGGTCAAGCCCACCAAGAAACTGAAAAGCGTGTTATGGTCTCCATTCAGAGGTGATAAGCTATACCCGTTCTTTAACGATGAAGGTAAAATGATTGCTTTCTCACGTGAGTATAAAAAGAAGCTCATGGATGATTCGGAGGTCACCTGCTTTATGACTATCACGGACAAAATGGTTTATCAATGGGATTTGTCTAAAGGGTATGAAGAAAGAACGCCTTTTGCTCATGGATTCCCAAAACTACCGGTTCTCTATGCTTATCGTCCTGAACCTTATTGCAAGAAGATAAAGACCTTCCGGATCCGGTTGGAGAAACTATTATCCAATTATGCTGATTGTATAGACTACCATTTCTTCCCACTATTGAAGCTAATTGGTGATGTAGAGGGTTTCATGGGTAAGGTTAAGGATAGAATGGTCAAACTTACAGGTGAAGGTGCGGATGCCCAGTATCTAACGTGGAACCAAGCAAATGACACCGTAAAATTTGAGGTAGAAACCCTCTTTGAGAAAGCATATTCTATGACGAATACACCGCAAATCAGTTTTGAAAAGTTGAGCGGTGCTGGAAATGCCTTGTCGGGAGTGGCTTTCGATTACGTATTCCTTTCGACACATTTGCAAGTTCAAAATCATGCCGAGGTGATAGGTGAGTTCTTGCAAAGACGTGTAAACTTCATTGTCTCTGCTTTAGGCTCTATAAATCCATCTGAATTTAACAAAGCATCTGAAACGATAGATATTGGTACAGAAGTTGTTCCGTATCGCCTTGACAATTTAGAAGATAAAGTCAATGTAGCTGTAAAAGCTGTGTCGGGTGGTGTATGGTCACAACGACATGGGGTAATGTTCGCTGGAAATATTGACCGCATCGAAGAAGAAATTGCAGAGATAAAAGAAGAACAAGCAGCAAAGAATGAGCAAATCGGAAATAAAGAACAGAAAAATGCTTCTTAGTCAGAAAAATTACGAGGTTTATAATTTTAGTATAAGAAAAATAGAATGGTTAGCGGTAATTCTTCGGAGTTACCGCTATTTTTATATTCATAGTAAAATAACGAATAAATGCTTTGATAATATTCGTATTATTACTATATTTGCATGGTAATTAAGTCCAAAGCGTTATGAGTTACAAATCAGTTAAAGACGTTGTAACTATGTTGCAAGAAAACGGTTTTGTTCTAAAGAGTCAGAAAGGTAGTCACATGAAGTTTGAGAAAGACGGCAAAGTGGTTATTGTACCGAATCATAACAGCAAAGGCGTTGAGAAAGGCACTTATTACAGCATTTTGAGACAAGCGGGGCTAAAGTAGCCCCCTTGTTCTCTTAATTAAAAAAGGAGGTAATATGAAAACAGTAGAAGTTATTGTAGAACACGCAGGAAAGAACTTAAGTGCTTATATTGAAGATGCTCCTGTCATTACAGTCGGTAACGACATGAAGGAGTTGGAAGATAACATGAAGGAGGCTATCGAATTGTATTTGGAAGATAACTCTAATCCTTGTGAGGTGCTTTCTGGAGAATTTGAGTTAAAGTTTAAGATTGATGCTGCTACTTTTATCAACTATTACAGTAATATCTTTACTAAGGCTGCATTGAGCCGTATTACAGGAATCAATGAACGCCAGTTGTGGCATTATGCTGCCGGAGTTCACAAACCTCGCAGGCAGCAGTTAGAGAAAATTCAGAGGGGTATTCAATCATTGACAAAGGAGTTATCGGCTATAAATTTGTTATAGTATGGTGGATGTTAGAGAATTGAAAATTGGTAATTATGTCTATTTACAAAATAGCAAAACTCCATATAAGATAACAGAAATAGGATATAGTGAGATTGAATATCCAAAATATGAAGCGAGTGGAATATCATCAGAAGCGGTATTTCGTACCTATGTAGAGAACCTTAATCCCATTCCTCTTACAGAAGAACTGTTGTTGAAGTGTGGATTTGAAAAGCATAAATGGGGAGTTGTCACTTATTATAGCCCCTTGTTTGAGTTGGACGCAGATTTCCATTTGAAGGGAGTCGATTACAATATACAAGTGAAATCCCTCCATCAACTTCAAAACCTGTATTTTGATTTGACAGGTCAAAAATTAGAAGTAAAACTTTAGGCATACTATCTTACTATATTTTAGGCGTGATTCATTCGGTTTCACGCCTTTTTTTGTCATATTTATGACAATAGTCTGATTGTCGTATATAACTATCCTGATTATTTCTCATTCTCTTTATTAAAATCGAATTTTACCGTAGAAATTTATAAATCAAATTCATACGGTATGACAATCTTAGAACAAATCTTAGCAGGGCTACAACAGAAATTCGCAGGGGTGGACACTGCTATTCTTACCCGCATTGCCACTAAGAAGGCAGAGGGTGTAACGGACGAGACAAAGGTAAACTCCATTATTGAGGGTATCAATTTTTCGGACGTGCTTAATTCCTATGGTGATTTCCGTGCCGGGGATGCTTCCAAGACCGCAGTTTCCAACTACGAGAAGAAACATAACCTTAAAGACGGTAAGCCAATCGAGACTACCACAACCACTAAAACGGAAGAGAATAAAGACGATGTGCCTGCATGGGCGCAAGCTTTAATTGATTCCAACAAGAGCCTTTCTGATAAGCTAACACAGTTTGAAACGGAGAAGGCTCAAGCAACACGTAGCCAGCAGATTTTGGCAAAGGCAAAGGAGTATGGTATTCCCGAAAACTACGCCAAACGATGCGCCATCAAGGACGATGAGGACTTGGACGCATACTTCAAGGATTTGAAGCAGGAGTTCGCAAATGACGGCTTCAAAGGCGTAACCCCTCCCGAATCAGCGGAAGCGAAGATTGAGAAAGAATCTGAATCTATCGCTAAAATGATTGATGAGGGTACGAAAACTATTGTTGAACAAAACAAGAATTAATTATGTCAGCAGGATTTAAGTATGACTTGGTTCCGCCCGTTGAGCAAGAGGAACGCTACGATGTCCAGACCGGCATTCGTAGACGTGGTCCGTTCAAACTTGATACGCAGAACCTGGTAGTGGGAAGTTTTCTTCCCGGATTTACACCGATTTGTGCGGACTTGAAAAACAAGTTCGCTTATGCGGTAATCAATGTGAGAGTTGCGGAAGCCTATACCACTGGTGGAGAGGCTTTGTCTATTAAAGTAGCTAAGAACTCTTTGGCTTATGTGGGTATGTTTGTCGGAAACGGCAAGAAAGGTGCAGAAGTAACGGCAATTGATAAGTCTAATGCCAACTACGATGTATTGACTATCAAGGCTGCTTTTGGTGAGAATATTGCCAAAGATGCTGTATTATTCAATGCGGTTGCAGTTGATGGTTTAAAGCAAAAGCATGTGGCTAATTCGGCTCTGTTTAACCGTACAAAGGTTGAGGACGGAATCACATTGGTTTCATTGCTTCGTACAGCCGCAGAAATTGAACCCTCAAAATTGGTTATGCCGTTCTCCGAGAACGATAAAGCCAACATGAAGGGATGGTTTGAATTTAACGAGTAAGGAGGTAGGATATGTTTTTAACGATTCAAACATTATTCGATGATGCGAACATCGTTTCCGCTATCATCAGACGTGTGAACCAGACACGCAAGGACACAATCTATTGGCAACAGTATCTTACTTTCCGCAGAGTAACTACTCGTGTGTTCAAGGATTATATCGGTTCTGTAACCGGAGTTATGGCCGGCTCTATCAATTCACGTTTTGGAGAGAAACCCATCCGTGAACGTCGGAACATCGGTTCTGGATATGGTGAGATTGCCTATTTGGGTGATGCTTATCAGATGTCTATTGACCGTCTTTCCGAATTGCAGGATTTGATTGACAAGTTCAATGCAGCTAAGCCTGCCGACCAAAAGGCTGCAATGGAAGAAATTGTAAATTTCCTGGCAGACGACTACCGTCAGATTACCCTTGCCGCCCACAAGCGTATGGATATTATTGTCGGTGCGCTGTTGATGCTTGGTGAAGCCACCGTTTACAACAAGGATGCTGCAATCACTTCCGGTCAGACCAATAATAAACTGCTGGAGATTACCCTTCCGTTCAATTTTATCAAGCCGAAAAGTGGAGATGTGGTTGTGGACGGAAAGAATATGTTTATCTCTTATTTGAGAGAGAAACTTCATTCCTTGGCACCGGACTATGGCGTTTATGCCAAGATGGTTATGACTCGTGCATCTTTCAACAAGCTTATTCTTGGTTCATCTGAATTTGGTGAGCAGTACAAGATGATTCTCGGCAGCAACGAAATGAAGTTGAGTACGGGATTGGTTTCCTCTTCTTTGGCTTCCGAAGTGTTCACCGGCATCGGTCTGCCTCGCATCGAAATCAAGGAGGACTATGTGAAAGACCAGACGGGAAAAAACGTGCAGATTTACGCGGATAACCGTATTACTCTGTTACCTTCTGACAACATTGGTTATATGCGCCATCATACCCCGTATGAAGCGACAGACCCGGTACAGGGACGTACTTATACCCCGTCAGAGGGGCAGATGCTTATCTCTAACTACCGTGACAAAAACGGTCGCTACATGGAATATACGGCAGAGTGGATTCCGCAGATTTCCAATCCAGATTTGATTACCAATTTCGATTTGAGCGAAATTGCATCCATCCAATCAGCATAAGGAGGTAGGATATGAAAGTAAAGGTTATATCAGTTTTCCGCGACAAGTTCACCGGAAAGTATTATACTCCCGGTGAAGTGATTGAAGTCGGTGAGGAAGCCCGTGTGCTGGATATGGAAAGCCGCAGACTTGCTGAACGGATTGAGGCAAAAAATACCGAAGTGAAAGCCCCTGAAGAAAAGAAGGAGGTGAAAATCTCCCTCTTTGAAAAGAAGTTTGAGAAGAAGGCTTTGGTTGACGCTTTGAAGTCTATCGGTGCGCAGGCTTCCGGCAATATGAAAGAGGAAACTCTTTTGGCTAAGGTTGCAGAACTGGATGAAGAATCAACAGCCAAACTGAAAGAAGCATTAGGTATCGAGTAAAAGGATAGGGTAGTGCTTCTACCCTTCCATTGTCTAATTTTATAAATCAGAAAAGAAATGAAGAATTTTATTTTTGCCATGTGTGGCTTTTTAATGATGTCTTTGGTTTCGTTGAGCGTGCAGGCATCAAGTGTGAAATCTCCTAAGTGTGAATACGTGAATCCATCGGTTGATGTTGGTCTGCCGGATATTCAGTTTATCACTTTGGAAACGGTTCCGGCTGATTGTGTTGTACTGACCATGACACCTCCCGTCTTCTTGGTTGCAAATAACCCGGCTATGATGTGTTCGATGAAAGAGGAAGCGGCTATTCAAGGGATACGAATTAATGTTCCCAAATGTCCGTTCAGATACATCTATAAATCTAAACATTGTACGCATTATAGCTATACCGCATATAGTAAACTGATTACACCATATTGAATGATAGCAGCCATGAGTAACAAGGAGTTTGTACTAAGCGTATTTGATAAGAACACCCCGTCTAATCTTGTAGTTGAAAATATACTTTCAAGAACGGGATTGGATGGTGAAGAACCTTTTGCCGAGGAAAATCGGGCAAGATTAGAGGTCGCTTGTGCAAAGCAAATTCCGTGGATGATACAAAATCCATCTTCGGTCAGCGAAAGCGGATTTTCTGTGTCTTGGTCTAATTATGTTGATAGTCTAATGAAATTGTACTCATGGCTGTGTAAACAGTACGGTTTGAAAGACGAACTGGGTAACAAACCTAAAGTGACTTTCTTATGATATTCGCTCCACACATATTGCAGGTTAAAGTTATCACCCCGATGGCTAAGGATGAGTTCGGAAGACCCATTCCCGGTACAGGTGGTGAATACTGGCAGGAGGTAGGCAAATGCCGTTGTGATGATAACACTACCAAAGAGTTTTCATCTGATAACGGCTCTGTGTATCGTCCGAATTATCATGTAGTATGTGAGAAAAGAATTACTGTCAAGGCTGGCGATGAAGTACGTTGCATGGATGGTGATGGCGTAAGAGGTCAAGGCGAAGTCTACACGGTAAAGAGTACAAACTACTTTAACTACTCGGAATTATGGATGTAGATTTCGATTTCTCAGATGTCGACTCCTTTTTCGATGAAGGAGAATGGGAGGTCGAAAAGAAGATGATTGATGTAGGCGATGAAGCTGTGAAGTACGCAGAGGAACATGGGGATTATCAAGACCATACACTCACTTTGAGAACGTCCAATGATTACGATGTCGATAAAGACGGTTTGACACTGAAAAACGAAGCGGAATACGCATCATTCGTAGAATCTAAAGGGTATGATGTTTTAAGTGGTGCCGCTCTTCATGCGGAGAAACGATTAAAAGAAGAATTTGAAAAATGAAAAAGTACATTGGAACAAAACAGATTGAAGCTGAACCTATGAAAATGGGCGAAGCTGACGAAAAATGCTTGATTGCAGTAGGTGGAAAGCTAACAAAAGAAGAACGGTCTATAAATGGCTATCATGTGAAGTATGATAATGATATAGAATCATGGCTTCCTAAAGATGAGTTTGAGGAAACATATAAGTGCGCTGATACTTTCCTTGACCGTTTGCTTATTGAGCAGCAGGATTTAGCCGAAAAGTTTAGTAAGCTGTGTGCTTTTGTAGATACTCCCAAGTTTGAAGAAGTTGTAAAAAATGAACACCAACGTGATTTGCTTCTGCAACAGCGTGATTATATGGGCGAGTATTTGAACATTCTCAATCAACGTATCAAAGCATTGGGATGATAGTAACTACCGACATAGGAAACATTCTCTACCGGGATTGCAAGGCTTTCGGAATAAGCATAGTACCCAACGGGGAAACGCTGACGGGTGAATTGAAGTCCGAAAGGATTGTCATTCACACGAAGAAGCAACAGCCGGGGACTTATTGGAAGAAGTCTTTCGCAGAAGTGAATCTTTGTGTGCCCGATTTGAGCAAGAATGAAGCCAACTCTATCCGACTGAATGAGCTTGAAAGACAAGCTATGAAGATATTAAGGAGTACAGGTTCCTATAATGGTTCTTTTTATCGCTATTCTATCTATAATATAGGAACGGAAGCGGATACTGCTTTAAAGTGTCATTATGTGAATGTTAGTGTTTTGTTTGAAGTTTTAAATGTAAAATAGTTATGGCAGAGAATAAAAAAATTGTGGTGGTAAACCTTCAGAAGCTGGAGGTTGCGCCGATCGGGGCTGGTGGTGCCGAAGGTTCTGTTTTTGAAGAAGTCCCGGTAGTTCATGAGGACACCTTCACTTATGAGGATGAAGATCCGGAGGTTAAGGATTACAAAGATGTAGCTGGAAATACCTATTATTCCTCTAAAAAGCCGGGTGCGGTTAAGATCAATGCTTCTATTGGTATGTATGATCTTGAAACTAAGGCTAAATTCCAAGGAGGTAAGTTTACTGCGGGTTCAGAAAGTAAGCCGGGTACATGGGAACGTGCCGATCATGTAGAAAGTAAAGAGTTTACCGTCCGTGCCACAACTGAAGATGGTGTGAAAATTATTTTTCCTCGTGCCGGTGTTTCTGCTTCTGGTAAAGCGAATGAAAAGGCAATTGGCTTAGCCCTTGTTTTTACGGCGTTGAAACCAACCAAAGCCGGCGTTCCTATTGAGCGCTGGGAAGACGGGGAGGATACAACTTTGGGTGGATAAGTTAATGACGAGGGTGAGCAATCACCCTCTAATATTTAAACTATGAGTGAGGTTTCAAAAAACATATCAGAGTTACTTTCCGGTACTTATGGAAAAGCTATTGTTGTAGGGGGAACAGTATATGTAATCAAAGCTCCTTCTATCAAAGTGATAATGAGGGCTACCCAATATTTAAGTAAGGTCGATTTACCGGAAAATGGCACTGTGCGGGAATTAATGAAGGTCGCTCCTGTCAATTTGGAGAATATCGTCAAGGGACTTTCATTCTTGGTGGTTGGTGATGTCCCGAATTATCAAAAAAGAGCTGAAAGCCTCGAACGGCAGATGCTTTCAGGTTCTAAAGAAGAATTATTGCAAGCGTATTTTGTCGCTTTTGAGTTAATAACCGGACGTGATTTTTTCGTAGTCTGCCAGTTAGCGATGGAGCTGGCAAATCTAACAGTAAAACCCAAATAGTAGGAGGAAATACCATCGTAGGAAGTATTACCTTATTTATGGAAAATTTGCATCTTTCTTACAGGGAGGTGTATGAGGATCTTCCTTATCTTCTTTTGCTCTTGATGAGTGCTGATAAACCGAGAGCTGTCTATGAGGACAAAGAAAAAAAAGAAGTAATAAAAATGTCGGGGAAGGATCTTATGAGACAGAAAAGAGGCGGGTAGCAAAAATGAAGATTTTTGCCATATACATTAACGGAATAGCCTCTCCCATAAAAATATAAATAGATATATGTAAGCAGTGATTAAAGCTATGACTTTAAATAAGAGAAATAACCAAGGTATGCAATTAAATGACTCTGGTTCATGTACTATTTGTTCTTCATCATCATTGTTATAATGCTTCCATAGATAATAAATATACCAAGTAAATGTTTGTATTAAGTATTGACATAAGTCTAATGCTAAAGATATAATTAAAAAAATAACAGGTTCTAATAATTCATTGGGGATTATAGGCGAATGGTCATCTGTTATTTTAAAGATCCAAATAATACCTATCCCGGCAAATGCTAATTGGCGATTAACGTCACTTAGCTTGCCGGATAGTTCTTCGTAGGCTTCTCTTATCTCTGATAACTTCATTTTTATTTATTACTTTTGGGAGATCTTGGGCCAGTGCCTCTTACTTCTGTAGGCTTGGGTTCTGTACGACTAAGATTTCCGCCTTCCTTTTTTGAAGGAACTGAAGTGGAGCGTGAATTTCGCTGTGGACGTGGTGCTTGTTTGGGATTACCGGTGCTTTTTTGTACCATGATGTTTGTTATTTCATTTTTAATTCATCTATATTGAAACGATTGTATTGTGGTAAGTTATCGTCCAAATGTTCGGGGCGACAGCTAACATAACCCGTAACCTCTGATCGGCCAGAATCGACATTGTATATTTTTTCGACTTTATCAATATAGTATTCTTTATTGCTTTTCAGATGTATCACGATGTCACCTTCTTTAAAATTATTGCAACCCATATACTTTAGCCTCCTATTTTAAATTTAACAATTTACAAATCTATCTAACAAAATCGAAGAAAGCAAGCAGATCCCTTGAAAATTTGTTCGGGCAAGATTTTTTTCTTGGTATATTATTTGTATTACTGAAGTATCTGTGATTGGTATAATGCGCTGATATGTGTTATGTATCTATCTCAAAGAAAAATACAGAGGTTAGTTAGGTTTATAAGCAATGTAGTCTAACTCAAATGTATTTTCTTTGAGAACTATATCATATAGTTGAACATTTTTATAGGGAAGCATTTCCACCAAGGAAGATATTGTTTTCTTTTGATCCTTATTCAGCCCACTACCAAAATAAATGGCTTTAATCTTATTCTTTTCAAAATAGTGTAAACCATGTTTGGGGCTAATGAAACGTGTTTCTTCTTCATTTTGCCATGCTTCTTGCTTTAATATAAGTAAATCTGCTGGTTTAAAATGATCTTTATCTAAAGGATTACACTTAGGGAAATGGCTTATATATTTTACCGCATGTTTTTGTGGATCAGCTATGAAACTATGCTTTTCAATACATTCTTTATGAACAAAATGTAGACTTTCGTCAAAAGCGATACAAACACCTTTACTTGAATTTGCATAATGAGCCCACATATATACATTTAATAAATTACTTAATGATGTAAAGCAACATACGCCTTTGTTATCATATTGATAGTCGTTTATTTTGTTTAACCTTTGCTCTAACTCGTATGGTGAGTCTATGTATTTTTGTATGATATCTGAATTTGGAGAAATAAATTCTGCAATTGTCCTTTCTAATTCTTTTTTGTTGAGATTATCAATCTTATACCTAAATCTGGCTTCAAATGGATCGTTGAAGTCTTCCACTTTAGAAAAGTAGAGTTGTCCATTGATAATGGAACTAAGTAGAAATTCTGAATACTTGAAAAATTTGTATAGCATCTTCTATTCCTCCATCTTAAACCTCGTTCCACACTTAGGGCAGATGATCGTGTTGGGATCGGCCGGCTTGGAAGCAAACAGTTCGGTGACATCGCAGCCTATCGCATCTGCAATTCTTAAAAGAATTTCTGTTGAAGGATTCCCATTGATATGTGTACTTAACGTAACACGAGTAATGTTCATCTTTTCAGCCACCTCATTGACTGAAGTACCATATTTCTTCATGGTTTCTTTGATAATCAGTTTGTCTATCATATAAATGTGCTATTATTTTTTCACAAAGTTACATTTATTACTGTGATGTAAAACGATAGTATTACTAAATGATGTTAAATGTATTATTATAACACTTCTTTTTCTTGCTTATGTAAAATGATGATATTACATTTGCATCATCAAATAATCAATAAAGCATATACAGCTATGACAAACGAAGATTACATGAACGAAGAACTTACTTCTCTTTCTACAATGACGGACGAAGAGATTTGTGAAAAGTACAATCTGGATTCGGCAGACGAAGCAGAGATCTATATTCGTGAATATTGGACTTGCATAGCTTGAAACGATTACACATAAACAACTAAACATAAACGATTATGAGCACTACATTTAAAAACAGCATGAGAGAGGTAATGAGCACAGCTTGGCGTTTCTTCAGAATCACAGGCGAGAGTTTTTCAGAGTGTTTAAAAAGAAGCTGGTTGCTTCTGAAACTAAAAATACAGATGAAGAAAAGGACGGTTCAATTCTTCTATCAGAAAGTAAACGGTGAGATCCGTCAAGCGTTTGGCACAATGAAAGACGAAGTGATTGCCGATAAGATCAAAGGCAACGACACCCGTAGAAAGAATGACGATCTCTTTACCTATTGGGATTGCGAGAAAGAAGCATTCAGGTCATTCAAGAAGTTTAACCTTGTAAAGATAGCATAGTTATGGTAACAGATTACGCCGGCAGACGCGTTCTGCCACTGTCAGATAAAGAAACTGCTCAATTAGTGAGTTATTCAGAGAGGTGTCAACCGTATTATGCTTTTGATGAAGTGGTATTTTGTAAGTTAATAGACCTTGTTCTACCCGAAATAAGATGCAATTTATATATCGGTAATAATGCGGTTTACAGATACTTGAAAGAGAAGCTCAACCTATTTGTAGGCAAGTATTATCCGAACGGATTTAAAGAGAACACTCAAAGCGACTATCTGTTTTTTAGAAATGAGTTAGTAAAGAAAGTACAGTGCCCTCGAATACATTGCAGTTTCAAAGATTACAATAGGGTTGAGAAAGATTTATTCATCATGCTTATGCGTTCTTGCAGAGATTATATATATGCCAATTTCACAGAAGAGGCAGAGGATAAATTTATAAAGTCCTTGTACAAGATAAGCCTTATGGCCTCTTAACACGATTATCAAAGGCCGTCCGAACCACTTTTGGGGCGGCCTTTACCTAATTTACGACAATGAGTCTATTGTCGTTTTTAAGGGTTGAAAATATTTTTTGAAAGATTTGGTAGATGATAATTTTGTGATATGAAAACAATCCGGGTGCGTGGCTGCTACCAGATAAGATATTAAAGGGCATTGATTATAGTTGTAGGCAGCCACAATAGACAACTTTAATCTTTGCCCTTTGCTTTTTCTTGTCAAGCGAGACTGAAAGGGCAAGGTAGGACGGCATACTTCGGGGTTCGAATCCCCGGCTACCACTTCGGTCAAAATAAAATCCTCAAAGGTAGTACTTGACCGATCTACCAATGAGGATAGTTTAAAACTTTCTAATAGCGCAAAGTTATGGATTCAGAAAAAGAAAACAAAGAAAAACGAAGTATTTTTTCGTATCAAGGCATTGACATTTCGATATGTGAGTTTAGTAATATGGTGTATGTTAACTGCTCACAGGTAAGCAAGCATTTTAAACCGGCTATTTCAACATGGCTAAGGCATAACGATATGATTGAAGAATATTGCGTGTCTAAAGGCATGAAGAAGAATCAGGTTGTCAGGGCTTTTATGTGGCTATGTGAAGATATTGCCCTTGCTTACTCAAAAGAAGTTGGCAAAGAGTTCTACGAATGGCTGAAAGTAAAAATAAGTGAGTTTAAGAATAATGAAGTTGTAACAATAAAATCAAATGATATGGTAGTACAATTAACAAAATCAAGTACCAGCAATGAAATCAAGGATTATTTCAATGCTGTTTTAATGCTGTCAAAGCAAAAAGAAGAATATCCGGTTAATCTGGATGAAGTATGGCCAATAGTGTATTCCGCTAAGGAAAAAGCAGTAAGAGCTTTGGTCTCGGATACGCAATTTATAGAAGGTGTTGACTATCAGGTTTTAGCCCAAAATGGCGAAAACCCTATGGGAGGTAGACCTGCGAATGAATATAAACTATCTGTTTCTTGTATGGAATTTTTCATTGCCCGTAAGGTACGTTCTGTTTTTGAAGTTTATCGTCAGGTCTTTCATCATACGGTAAATAATCAAAAGATGGTTTCGTCTTCGCCTTTGGTCGAAGTTAAAACGAAAATCGCTACCGCTGATTGGTTGGCGAAATTTTTACGCTTGAATGATTCGTCTAAACTGGCACTGGCAAAAACAATAGCCGATCCTTTGGGGTTGCCAACCCCGGATTACACAGAATCGAAAGATCAACTTCTTTCTGCCACTGAATTATTAAAACGAGTTGGTTCTTCATTGACTGCTCAAGGATTCAACATGAAAATGAAAGCGAAAGGTTTTATAACCGAATTAGAGCGTCAGTCCCATAAAGGCGTTAAGAAGTTTAAGTCTTTGACTGATTCGGGTTTACAGTTTGGTGAAAATCAAGTGAACCCCAATAATCCGAAAGAGACGCAACCCTTGTATTATGCTCATCGGTTTGATGATTTGCTTTCGATGTTAGGCTAAAAATAACGCGCACCCACTTTTCACGATCCGGGTGCGCTATATTGAAACCTATATTGTGAGTACAAAAGGATAATTTTTTTACTTTTAGCAGATCATATATATGGCACTGCCAAGAAGGATGAATAGAAGTATGACACTGGCACAACCCGCATTCTTTGTACCTAATGTGCTTTCATTAGTTTTGTCGCTATCAAGAAAGTGTCTTCCACATTTTGGACAAGAATTTAAGTCTCCATTGTATATTTTATTACATAAGGGGCATTTATAATTGTATTTGGAAAAAAATTCTCGTTTTGAAACATTGATTCCTTTAGGTAATTCTACATTATGTTTTGTCTCGAATGATTTTTTGTCGATATATGAATCCCCTGCTTTAAATCTATTTCCACATTTCAAACATGTGATTTGTACGTCTTTACTTCCAATAGTACCAGCAAGCAAACCGATTCCTCCTGCGACCACCGCTCCGGCTAAAGCCTTTCCTCCACTGAATCCCTTTTGTTCCGTGTGAAGTTCTCGTGAATGACATTTAGGGCAACAAAGATATTCTTCATCCTGTACAGGCTGATTCATCGGATTACCGCAGTGAGGGCAACTAATCGCCTTGTCACTTATCTCTTTATCACATTCGGGACAGTTTATTAGTGCCATAATAGTTTGTTTTCAGCAAAAATACCTTAAAAATATATATAAGCAAATTATTTTACGACAATAAAAGCATTGTCATGTATCCATTGGATAAAAAAGGCAGGGTGGGAGTTCTCTTGTTTACTTTTATCAAAAAAACGATATGGCGAAACTTGAGTTTAATATTAAAGCAAACAAACAGCCTGTTGATGAGTTGTATAACTCTATCAATAGAATAAAGAAGCTGATGGAAAACTTCAACCCTTCCGATTCTAGGTTTGAAGAGTGGATTAAACATCTTGGGGAATATCCTAAGAAACTGAAGGAGAGCGCCGATGAGATTGAAAAGATAAAAGCCAAAATCGCATCATTCAATAATTGGGATGATAAAAAGGGGTTGGATAAGTTGGCAAAACAGCTTGAAACAGCGAAAGATAAGTATGATTTATTAGCTCAAAAGACAGTGGATACGTTTAATGAGCTTCAGTCCTCTACGAATAGGGCATCTGCTGAATTACTATCCTCGCAGAAGAATGTCGATTCTATCACATGGAAATTGATTGATCAGAAAAAGGTTGTCGCTGACCTTCAGTCGGAGATCCGGAGATTGAATGAGGCTTATCGTTCTGCGGATAAAGAAAATAAGCCGTTAATATCCGCACAGATAACAAGCAAAAAGACGCAACTTGAGGATGAGCGTGTTTCTTTGAATAACCTGAGAGCTGAACAGGAGCGTGCAAGATTGGCGGTGAAGGGCTTGAAGGATGAAATGTCTGGTTACGACCGGGCGATTAGTAATTTAACGAACGCCCAAGAGAAAAACGAAATTTCTCTGAAAAAACTTCTTGCGACTTTTGGTGGTATCGCCGCCATGAAGAGTTTTATATCCGATATGGTGCAGGTTCGGGGCGAGTTTCAGAAAACTCAGATGGCCTTCGAGACGATGCTTGGCTCCAAAGAGAAAGCAGATATGCTCATGTCTCAGATGGTACAGACCGCCGCCAAAACCCCTTTCGATCTGCAAGGCGTAGCCAATGGAGCGAAACAGCTTCTTGCCTATGGTACAGCCGCCGAGAATGTAAATGACACTCTTGTGCGATTGGGTAATATCGCATCGGGTCTGTCTATTCCGCTTGGAGATCTTGTCTACCTTTATGGCACGACCCAGACTCAAGGCCGCTTATTTACTCAAGATGTCCGGCAATTCATGGGACGAGGTATACCTTTGGTGAAAGAATTAGCTTCTATGCTTGGCAAGACAGAAGAAGAAATAAACAAGATGGTCACTGCTGGCCAAATCGGTTTTACGGAGGTTGAAAAAGTCATAAAGAAAATGACAGACGAGGGCGGTCAGTTCTACAATCTGATGGAAAAGCAGTCTCAGACCCTGTCCGGCCAAATATCGAATTTGGGTGATGCTTGGGATCAGATGCTTAATTCAATAGGAGAGGATACGCAAGGGGTGGCATCTGCTACGATTTCAATGGCTACTGGAGTTGTAGAGAATTATGAACAAGTCGGTAAAGTCCTTGTGTCATTGATAGGGCTGTATGGTACTTATAAGGCGGCAACAATAGCTTTAGGGGTCGTTGAAAATATAAGATATCAGGCCACACTTGCCCAGATGGCTGGCATGACAAAGATGCAGGCGGTAACGGATATCTTAAGGGCAAAAACAGACCTGTTAAACAAAACAATGCTATCTAATCCTTATGTCTTACTTGCCACTATCGTAGCCAGTTTTGCCGCTACTATGTGGGTTCTACATGATAGCACAACCGCTGCCGAGAAAGCTCAAAAGCAACTTAATAAAGAACATGAAGAAGCCGCCCAAAGAAAACAGGAACTTACCTCTAAAACCGATAGTCTGATCTCAAAGATAAACAGTGAGACAGAATCCGTTTATTCACAGGTAAAGGCATACAAAGAGCTTATAAAGCTATTTCCAGAACTTGGTAATATGACTTTTGAAGAGTTTAAGAATTTGCCGCAGGATCAGCAGAAGAAGATTTTTTCTTCTATCAATGAGAAAAGAGAAATGGACGACGCTGTTAAGGCTTATGAGGACGATTTGAAAAGAATTGAATACCTTAAAAAAGCCATATCCAGTGCGGCGACACTCCCTAATAATGAAATCGCTGTCTCTAAATTAAATGAACAGTTAGAGACTGCCAATAACCTTGCGAAGCTTCACAAAGAAGAGATCGACAAGATAAAAGAGGCCCAATGGGAAGCTAATACCCCGGTCGAAGAGAAGGTCAAGCATTATGAGGATGCAAAAAAGCGCCTTATTGAAGAGAAATCCGAGCTTGAAAAAACTCTGACAAAATCGGAGGGAATTGCAGCCGCATGGATGGCTGTACCTGATATTATAGGTAATATCAAACTGGATGCTTTGAATAAGCAAATAGATGAGACAACAGAAAAGATTGATTCTCTTACAGGAAAGGATAAGGATGTTGTCAAAAATAAATCCTATTGGGAACAAAAGAAAAAGGAAGCAGAGACTGCCCGTGATGCTCTGGCAACTTCGGAAAAGAACTCCGAGGATTGGAACAAATATACCCGTGAGATTCAGCAAGCACAGAAAGAAATTGCGAAGTATAATATTAACGACAATACCTCCCAACAAGCCGCCAACGAGCAGAAGAAACAGCTTGAAAAGCAAAAAGCTATCAGTAAAGAACTGCTCGACCTCCGTCTCCAGAACCAGCAATCCGAGATCGACCTGATGAAAGAAGGTTCCGCAAAGAAGATTGCCCAGATAAACCTTGACTATGACAACGAGATCGCCGCCATACTTACTAAGGAAAAAGAGTGGAAGGATGCTCAAAGCGGTAAACTGACTAAGGAACAGATCGTGGAGATTCGTACAGCCTTGGTCAATTCATACGTTAAACGAGAGCAATCGACCTCCAATGTGAATAAGGAACAACTGGAGGAAGAGAAACGCGCCATGAACGAATACCTGAAAGAATATGGTTCGTATCAGAAAAAACGTCAGGCTATCACGGCTATTTATAATGAGAAAATAGCAAAGGCTACAACGAAATGGGAACGGCTTTCCCTTGCAGAAGGTATGAAAAAGGAACTGGCAGACGTGGATAATGAAGCCCAAAAGAGTACCTCCATTATCACCCGGCTGTTTGATGATATGAGTAAAAAAAATATCACTTCTATTCGTGCCATTGCGGATGAAGCGGAAAAATTCTTGTCTTTTCTTGAAAGAGGGGAATATTCATCTGATAATTCATTTGGTATTACCGAAGAACAGTTTGATGTGCTTCGTAAGTCTCCGGATCAGTTGAAGGCCATCAAGGATGAAATAGCCAACGTTCGTCGTGAAGCCGACCAAATGGAAACCTCTTTTAATAAAGTTTCAAATGGCCTGAAAAAAGTATTTGCCTCTGAAAATGATGCCAGGAAGTTAAAAGAAGGTTTGGCAGAAATAGAAGAGGGTATGAATGAAATCATGCAGGCCGGACAGTTCCTCTCTGACACGTTTTCGAAGCTCGGAGATTCGTTCGGTGGTGTATTCAGTGGGATAGCTGAAGGCTTCAGTGTGGCTATGGACACTGTAAGTTCTGCAATGAGTGGTGCGAAAGCCGGTGCTATGTTCGGTCCGATCGGTGCGTCTGCCGGTGCCGCTATCGGTGTGGTTACATCTTTGGCCGGTGCCATCGCCAGGATCCATGACAAGAAGAACGAGAAACGTATCCAGCGGTTGCAGGATCAGATCGACACATTGGATAAATCATACGAAAAACTGGATAAATCCATTCAGAAGGCTTATTCGAATGATGCTTCCCAATTGATCGATCAGCAGAACACACTTTTGGAACAACAGAAAGTTTTAATCCAGCAACAAATCCGTGAAGAACAGGATAAAAAGAAAACCGATAAGGATAGGATAAAAGAATGGCAAAACCAGATTGACGAGATTAATGAAGCCATAGCAGAAAACAAGGAGAAGGCCAAAGATGCCATCTTCGGGGAAGACTTGAAATCCGCCATTGACAATTTCGCAAGCGCACAAGCCGAGGCGTGGGCTGCCGGTGAAGACCGGGCAGAATCGGCAAAGGATACTGTCAAAAAGATGATGCGCCAGATGGTCACAGAATCCATCAAGGCAGCCACGGAATCTTCCGGCGCGATGAAGAAGATTCGTGACAAGCTGAAGGAGTTCTATGCCGACAATGTCCTTTCCGGCTGGGAACAGGATTATATCTATAATATGGCGGAAGAACTGCAAAAAGAGATTGACAGGCAGTTCGGTTGGGCTGATAGCCTGATGAAAGATAAGGTGGAAGAGCCGGAGAAAGAAGAAGATATATCCGAAAATACCCTGAAAGGCGCGTATGCCAAAGCCTCTCAAGAAAGCATAAACCTGTTGGCCGGTCAGACCGGAGCCGTCCGTGTTCTGTTGGAAGACATCCGCGGCAGTATGCAACCGATCCGTGAACAAATGAAGCTGATCTATGATATGCAATCCAGAGGTTGGGAAGATGTGAAGGCCATCCGCGAACTATCAGATAAAGTGGAAAAGAATACCGATCGGATCGCCGAGAATACGAGAGAGATCAAAGAGGTTGCCGGTAAGATATCGGAAAACACTAGAGGCACGGTTGATGCCCTGGAAGGTACTATTAACGTAAAAGTAAAAATGTAACATGATGGACAAAGAGTTTTTTGAGATCGCAAACCGGTTAGGTGCCTGTAGGTTGTTGCATGGTACGGAAAATAAAGAAGAGCTTATGCGCCTTCTGCTGACACCGCAGGGTACGGAGTTCTGCACGAAGAATAATTTCCCGTCTATGGAACAATTACGAGAGTTTCGGGGCAAGAAGGCCGAAAGCATGGGAATCTATATCGAGACGGACGTGAAACTGACGAATCCGGTGAAGGTATTCCTGGCCGGTTCCAAGGCAATCCTTCATTTTGATACGATCGGCCGCTACAACGTGATCCTGATGCACGGGGCGGAAGCCGAGATCCATGCGAGTAACTATGCCGTGGTGTTCGTAAAGAACGCTGGCGGTAAGGTAATAACTCATAAAGACCATACAGCACGTGTATTATGACAATAGATGGAAAAGACGTATATACTGAATGGGGATGTAAATTATTGGAAGGTTCTTTTGATGATCTTCTGAAATACCCCAAACGTAAGGCAGTCAAATATAACAACTGGGCGGAAGCCGACGGGATCGATCCCGATCTGTCGGTTGTGGAGTTCGAACCTAAGACCGTCAAGTTGAAATTCCTCATGAAGGCAGAAACGCTTGAGCAGTTCTGGTCTGGGTATAGAAAGTTTGTTGCTGATCTGTCCGCACCGGGCTATCGGGAATTCAATCTTATTGCCGGTATGACCAACCGCTTACGCTTCAATGTCGGCTCTTCTCACGAACAGCCTGTGCCATTTAATGCAGGGGAGAACGTATCTGTGTTTGAACTTTCTTTTGTCGAGGACAATCATGCCATTTATCCGGCAACTCCGGCCGGCGGTATCGGGCTTCGCGGGCAGTATGCGATTAATGGGATAGACTTTGCAGACTTCGGTATAGGATCGGACGATAACCAGGAGGACATCTTGAAATATCCTGCGGTTAAGGCGCCGTTCACCGATGGCCGTACGGTAGACCTTTCGACAATCAAAACCCAGCATAGGGAAATAAAACTGTCCCTTTGGATGTTGGCCGGCAGTGTGGAAGAGTTTCTGAATAACTATCGGGCATTCTTTAGCCAGATATCCGGTGTAGGAAATCAGGAATTATATATTAAGACGTTGGATGGTATCATTCAGGTGTACTATACTGATTGCCCGTCCTTTTCTGTGGAAGTCTGGCAGGAGAACCGGATAGGAGCAAGATTCACTATTTCTGTTGTTGTTCCCGTAGTGAGTTGGATAGATGCTGGCGGTGATGTTCGTTACCGTGTGCTGAAGGATCCGGATTTGGGGTTATTGGCAGACGAGCAAGGTAGAATAATAGTTTTCAATTGATATGGCAGAAGAATTTGAAATAATCAGGGCTAATTTGCTTCCGGCAGCCGGAACAATAACCGATAATGATATGATCCTGATCATTCAGGGTGGGAGACCTAAGCGTGCTTTGCCCTCTGCAATGAAAGGTAAACAGGGCGATCCCGGCCTTAGTGCGTTTTTAGGGATAAACGATAAATACATCCTTTGGAAACAAGGAGCTAATGGTGCTTGGCAGAATCTGTTGGAAATTGAGAAAATTCGTGGGCCGAAAGGAGAGAAGCCGGTTTTTCGAAAGTTGAACGGTACGCTTCAAATGAAATACGAAGGTGAGCCGGATAGTGCATACGTGGATATTTTCGACCGTGAAGAATTGAAAATGAAGTTTTCCGATCTGACACCAGCAGAAGTGGATCAATTGAAACTGCATTTTTCTGATCTGACAGAGACTGATAAGGCCGAACTTATGAAGCCGGCAACGGATGCGGCAAAAGAGGTTCGTGAACAGATGTCCCAAATTAAGGAGGAAGCTAATACTGCTATATCGAATGTAAACACCGCAAAAGTGAGCGCAGAGGCGGCAACCAAGGCTGCAAATGATGCCGCAGCTTTAGCAAATGCCGCAGCTGGTCAAGCAACTCAATCTGCCGGAGATGCTAATGCAGCGACCAAATTGGCTGTTGCTGCCGCTGCATTGGCGGAGGAAAAAGCCGGTATAGCCAATACCGCAGCCGAGAATGCCGATACCGCAGCAGCTTCAGCCAATATGGCAAAGGAAGAAGCAGATAAAGCAACTGTTGAAGCCAATATAGCCGCAGGAAAGGCCAATGATGCAGCAGCAAAGGCTGACACGGCAACATTAAATACCAATACCGCAACGGATAAAGCGAATGAAGCAGCATCCTCGGCTACAACTGCCGCCGAAAATGCTAATGCGGCTGTAGAGCGTGCGGATGATACCATAGCTTCTGCCGAGACTGCTACAAAATCGGCGACGGATGCAGCTTTGGCCGCAAACACGGCAAAAGAAAATGCAGACAAGGCGGCAAATACAGCCAATGTTGCCGCTACTCTGGCCAATGAAAAGGCAGGACTGGCGGATACGGCTGCTTTGGCTGCTAATGCAGCAAAGGAAGATGCCATAGTCGCAACCGGCAAGGCCAACACAGCCGCCGACCGCGCCAATCGTGCAGCCGAAGCCGCCGAAGGAGTCATCAGTGGACTACAACCCGACTGGAACGTTACCGATCCTGTCAATAAGAACTACATCAAGAACAAACCGGAGATCCCGACGTTGGAGGC